TCTATCTTCAGCGATCCCGATAGTACTTGGGGTCGTTGACTAGTCCCGATAATGAGTGTCAGCTTTGTCAATCTAATTGATAAACTAACTCATAGGTGGCACCTGTACTTAAACTGGCGTCCCCCGAATGGGGAACAGCGCAGTTGTACGATACCACTACCATAGAACTTCTTATATATCAAACAATGCAAAATAAAAATATTTTTACACGGTTTAATACAAAGACGCGACTAAGTAGTAATATTGTTACGATGTTTTCGCTGAGCAAGGAGAAATCCCTGCTTAGAGTTTTAACTAAGTATGCTTGGAAAGTAATTTCTATAGCTACTGGTAAAACTAAAGTTGCACCTAGACTTAGACGATTCAATAAGTTTTTCCTTCTCCTTGTTAAATATAACAAAGATCATGGAACTGCTTTTACCATTAAATGGTTAAAAGCAAGTCACTTAGCTGTACAGCGTAAATTATCTAGTAAACCTTGTCAATCGTTGAGAGATATAGATCCCTCTATCCCATTGCCCCGTTTAATAAACGGTTTACCGACTTTTATCGGTACAATGGATAGAAAAGCGATCCGTAATAATCATCCAGGAACAATCAGATTATGGTTATCAATTTTATCGATTTATCGGCTCTTAAAAGGGCCTTTAAATCCGAAATTGAATTCCATAACTGATTTGTATCAAGGAGAATTATCTGAGATAGATAAAATTTTATCTCAGTCTCACATCATTTTGAATGAAAACAAAGGTTATTTTAATAGATTACCTTCATTATCAGCACATTCATTCGTAAAATCGCTTAAAGCTGGTCCTAATGGATCAGTGGCTATCCAAAACGTCTTAACAGACGCTATTGGTTTAGCTAAATATACTGAAATTTATGAGCAGTTTAGAATTTATTCTTTACTGACTAAATCTCAATTAATCTTTAAGCTTGACGATACGATTGAATGGTTATTTGCAACTATAAGTGAACACGGTACTTCTTGGGTTAAATTAGCTAAAGGAATGTCATTTGATGACATTTGTTTAGGTAAATTAGCCTTTAAAGAAGAGGCCGCTGGTAAACTTAGAGTTTTTGCAATTGCTGATATTTGGACGCAATCGTTATTTTATCCTTTGCATATGGCTCTCTTTGAATTCTTGAAAAGACTTCCCAATGATGGGACGTTTGATCAGGATTCAAGCTTTAAAAGATGTCTGGAAAAGGCAGTTTTGTATAACTGCGCTTATTCTGTTGATCTTTCTTCAGCTACAGACAGATTACCAATCAAACTTCAATCTGGTATTATAAACATTATGTTTAAAATCCCAGGTCTTGGAGAGGCTTGGTCGTCTATACTCTGTATGAGACCATATTTCATTCGAAAAAATGAATACGGTATTGAGCAAGGCCACTTGATCTACGGTGCAGGGCAACCCATGGGTGCCTTGTCGTCGTGGGCCATGTTGGCTACAACTCATCATTTTATATTACAAGTCTGCGCACAACGTGCATATCCAGGAATTAATTCTTGGTATACTCGTTATGAGATTCTTGGTGATGATTTAGTTATCTTTGATAACAAAGTCTATCAAGAATACGTCGATTTGATGATCCTACTGGACGTAGGAACTAATCCATCTAAATCATTATTTTCGGAACAACTCTCAGCATTAGAATTTGCTAAGAGAACCGGAGTTAATGGAATAGATGTATCTGGTATATCTTGGAAACAATTCATATCGGATCCTTCATTAATGGGGCGAATTAATTTATTAATTCACTTTGCTAATAAAGGACTAGTTCAAACGATCCCGATGTTATTAACTATCATTGGGAAAGCCAAAGGAGATAACTCTATCTTAAGGTTACTTAAAGTCAAAGACTCTAAGTCACACCTTCTGTTGGATCAGTCTTTAATGGCCCTTTTAGGTTATTTTGTTCATTCGAACAAAATTACGCTAAAAGATGCAGTAGCGTTCACAATCGATCCTCGTGATGAGGATTTGGAGAACTTGGATAAACCAAGTCTTCCTAGTATTATGACGTTGCATGAAATATTAAATTTATTTAATAATTCGTTGACTGACCCTTGGGAACCAACTCGTATCTCTGATTTCGATGAAAGAAGAGATACTGCAAAAACCGAAGTTATCGGTTTTATGGCAGATTCCATCGCGAGAGACGCATTGTCAAAAGCACTTTTGCTTTGTAACAATTACGATCTCTTGTTAGATGGATTCGCAGTTAGTCTCGTGGGTTCAAAATTAATCTTAGGAAAGGATAAAGGAAAACCCTTTAACCTTTCAAAAGATTTAAATGAGTCGTCTTGCTTTAACCGTATACAGTTAGCTCAGCTTAGATCATTCAGTGAAATGATATTACTTAACGATGAAGATCCTCAGGATCTTCACGATGAAGTATATGATTTCATGTATAAACTAAGAGATTTGCCTTCAATGAAAGAAGCAATGAAGTTCTCAACCTTGGTTGAAAATTTCGAAGCTACATTCAAATTTGAAAGTAATTCTAGAGCAACTGGGAAATCACCGATTGCCTGGCTTCATAAAGATATTATGAATGCTGGGAAAGCGAAAGTGACACCTTATCATCGTCTCATAGCCTAGATGCAACCGTTAACATGTAACGATATACATACTAAAACTATAAAGGAAGTTACTCCTGAGACTTGAATTAAGATTACGGGTGAACCGAAAGGTAATACCCCTATCGAAAGATATATTTCTTATTTAAGTCCCTTATGATGGGGATTCGAAAGATGAAAC